TAAGCGGACTTAATTCCTTTGCATCAATAACACAGGATTTTGGCAAAGAGTCTCTAGCATTATTACATGGTAACGAACTTGTAATGACTAAAGCACAAGCAGCACAATTAGATGCAGGAATTCTTGCAATGTCAAGTACTCTTAGTATATCTCTTGCTTCAATGAAAGAATCCTTATCAAAGAACTTTCAAAAATCAAACTTTGATGAACTGCAATTAGATCGTGGCATGCCTAAGCAAGATGAATCTTCCTTAATTAATATGAAGAAGAATCAACGACCAACGGAGCAGCGTTTTGCGTCAGCACCAGTATCCGCATCTGGCGGCCAGAACTTCCAAGGAGCAATAAATACTATTAGAAGTAGAGATAATAGCCCAATGGGTAATGATAATAGTGGTTTGGAAGAAATGTTTAAACAAATGATTACTGGTGAGTTGATCCCAAGTTTAAATACCTTAAAAGCAAGCCTTCCGTCAGAAGACATACTTGGCAGTCTGCTAGACACATCTAAACAGCAACTAGGAAGTACAATGCAACAAATAGCTAAATTAGAATCTGGCAATAAACTTACTAAAAGATTAAGTAAAGCAGGAAATGCATTTGGAGGAGTTCTTTCATGAGTTGGAAAAAGTATTTTACGCCAGTAACAACTGAAGATAACATGAGTGGAAGTTATTCTCCGTTCAGTAATAGGAATACAGGTTCGCAACCAGGACCTGCACGTACTAATTACAGCTCATACTTACCTGATGTGTATGTAGGCAGTCCAAATCGTGTTGAACGTTACGGGCAGTATAATACTATGGATAATGATTCAGAAGTATGTGCTGCACTTGATATCCTTGCAGAATTTTGTGCTCAAGAAAATAAAGAAAACGGAACAACTTTTAGATTTGATTTTAATAAATCAGCAACTAATAGTGAAATACAAATATTAGGAGAGTATCTAAGACAGTGGAGTAATTTACAAAACTTTAGTACTCGAATGTTTAGGATCATGCGTAATATATTTAAGTACGGTGATCAATTGTTTATTAGAGATCCCGAAACAAAAAAATGGTTTCATATTGATCCAGCTAAACTAACAAGAATTATTGTTAACGAATCAGAAGGCAAGACTCCAGAACAATATATTATTAAAGACTTAAACCTTAATTTTGTTGATATGGTAGCAACTACTCCTCATATTACTAATGGAAATATTACCGGCGGTGGTAGTGGATACCAAACTGGTGGTGCAAGAGGTATGATTGGAAACGCTCCTCAGCAAGCAGGATCAAGATTTCAAACAGGCGATGGTGAAATTGCTGTTGATGCAAAACATATTGTGCATTTAAGTTTGTCAGAAGGATTAGATAACAACTATCCTTTTGGAAACTCATTATTAGAACAAATTTTTAAAGTTTATAAGCAAAAAGAATTATTAGAAGACGCAATTATTATATATCGTGTACAACGTGCTCCAGAGCGCAGAGTATTCTATGTTGATGTAGGTAATATGCCAACACACCTTGCTATGCAATTTGTTGAAAGAGTTAAAACTGAAATTCATCAAAGACGTATACCAAGTGCAACTGGTGGCGGCGCAAATGTAATTGACAGTAGTTATAATCCGTTATCGATTAACGAAGATTACTTCTTTCCACAAACTGCTGAAGGACGTGGTTCAAAAGTTGAAACACTACCGGGCGGTACTAACTTAGGAGAAATTGATGACCTTAGATATTTTACTAATAAGCTCGTACGTGGTTTACGAATCCCTAGTAGCTACTTACCAACGGGAGCAGACGATTCATCAAGTGCATATAATGATGGTAGAGTGGGTACAGCATACATTCAAGAATTAAGATTTAACAAATATTGCGAACGGTTACAAGGACTTGTTACAGAAGCATTTGATAAAGAATTTAAATTATTCTTATTAGATAAAGGCATAAACATTGATACGTCAATGTTTGATTTAAAGTTCCAGCCACCACAAAACTTTGCAGCTTATAGACAATCAGAACTTGACAATGCTAGAGTGCCAACGTTTACACAAATGAGTGCAATACCATATATGTCAAATAGGTTTGCACTAGAAAGATTCCTAGGTCTTAGTAAAGAAGAAATTGCAGAGAACGAAAGACTATGGCGTGAAGAGAATGATGAAAATTTAGCTGCACCAACAGGTGATGCTTCGGGAGAAATGCGAAGCGTTGGAATTAGTAGTGCAGGAATTAGTGCTGATATTGATGGTGCTGAAGATATTCTTGATACAGATCCAGCACCAGAAGACGGTGGAGCTGGTGCACCACCAGAAACAGTAACAGGAGAGGTACCTGGGTCAGGCGCGGCAACGGACCAAACGGTATAAATAATAATATGATACTACGTGAACTATTTTATTTTGATAAAGACACCCTTGAAACAATCGAGGACGACAAGTACCAACCTGAGTTTGATCAGTCTGTAGTAGATCCTGATGATACTAGGAAAACACGACTAACTCTGTCTCAGATTAATAGAGCTAGAAAAGGATCTGAAGTTCATAAAAAAGAGAAAACCAAAGAATTAGATATCGTTAGGCAAATGTATGGACTTGCTGCGCAAGCGGCGGCCGCTGGTGTTTAAGTTTTATGGCCAAACTAAACAAAGCTGATTACACAAAAGACCAATTCCGTAAATTAAAAGAACAAAAAAAGATAGAAAAAGCAGCAAAGCGAGCTGCGAAAGCTCCTCAAGTTGTTCCTCGACCTCCGGTAGCTAGTGCTACGGATAGTCAAACATCTTTTGTATTAGGAAACGGCCTAAGTCGTACTTCTGTAAACCTTACTAACTTAAAATCACACGGAAAAGTATACGGCTGTAATGCATTGTACCGAGAGTACGATCCTGACTACTTAGTAGCAGTTGATGTTAAAATGGTTTTAGAACTTAATAAAAACAAATACCAACAAAGAAACTCTCAAGTTTGGACCAATCCAAACAAAGCATATAGTAACATGTCTAGTTTTAATTTTTTTCAACCTAGCAAAGGATGGAGTTCAGGACCAACAGCGTTGTGGTTAGCAAGCCAACACTGTCCATTACAAGTGTTTATACTTGGATTTGATTATAAAGGTAAAGACGTTGGTGACCATTTTAATAACATATATGCAGACACTGAGAATTATAAAAAATCAGTTGACGGAGCAACATATCATGGCAACTGGCTTAAACAAACTATTGACGTTATACAACAAAATACTAAAATAAACTATATTCGAGTTATAGCAAAAGATAACTACTGCCCTGACGAGCTAAATAATCTTAGTAACTACAAAACTATGCTAGTTGAAGATTTTAATAAAATTTTTGCAATTTAATTGGAAATTGTAAAAAAATGTCGTTTTGAGCCTGTTTCGAGGTAGTTTTCTATACTCTTGTTAAATACACATGACAGCCTTACCATAGGTAATACATTTATAGGAGAATAAAATGGCAGATTCAAAGAAGTTCGAAGAAATGCTTGAATGCTTAGTTAATGACGACAAAGCAAAAGCAGAAGAGCTTTTTCACAATATTGTAGTGGAAAAGTCACGTAAAATTTATGAAAATCTTTTAGAAGATGATCTCGATGATGAAGAAGTAGATGAAACTTCCGATGAAGAAGTTGATGAAGCTTCTGATGATGAAGAAGTAGATGAAGCTTCCGATGATGAAGAAGTAGATGAAGCTTCCGATGATGAAGATCTAGAAGAAGATTTTAACCTAGACGAATTTGAAGTCGAAGGTGAAGACGATATGGAAGCACCAGCAATGGGTAGCGATCCTACAGACGACATGATGTCAGATATACAAGACATGGGTGACGAAGGCGGCGAAGGCGACGAAGAAGATGGTGACGTAGAAGATCGTGTTGCTGATCTTGAAGATGCACTCGACGAACTTAAAGCAGAATTTGAAGACATGATGGCAGGCGATGAAGGCGATGACGCTGAAATGCCAGCTGATGACGAAGATATGGATGATGCAGACATGGACGAGCCAGAAATGGACAACATGGACGAGCCAGAAGAAGAATCAATGGCTTACGAAGCGTCAGACGAAGAAGTTGAGGAAGAGTCCGATGAAGACTTAACTCCAACAGAGCAGATGCGTGAATATGTTGAAAAAATATCAGCAACAATGGGTGACAACGGTGCAAACACTAAGTCAGCTGTAGCTGGTAAGAACGACATGGGCGGTTCTGCAAGTAACTTAGTACAAGGCAAAGACGCAGATACTAAAGGTACAACAGGCGGACTAGCTGCAAATACTTCTAAAGAAGAAAATGCAGGTAACGTTAATGTTCCTGGAGGCAAAGCATCTAAGTCATTAAAAGGTACTAAAGGCCACGGCGCTGAGAAAAAGGGCCAGGGCGACACAGCTGCTAACAAGAAACCTGTTATCGGTTAATTAAGGAATTTGGATGCAAAATTTATCTGAGGTGCTGACATTCGACCAGGCTAATATAGTCGTTGAATCTGCCAATGAAGGGAAAGACTTGTATATGAAAGGAATTTGTATACAAGGCGGAGTACGCAATGCTAACCAGCGTGTGTATCCTGTAAACGAAATTGGACGGGCTGTCAAAACTCTCAACGATCAATGTTCAGGAGGATATAGCGTTCTTGGTGAAGTTGATCATCCAGAAGGACTTAATATAAACTTAGATCGTGTAAGTCATATGATCACAGAAATGTGGATGGATGGCCCAAACGGTTATGGTAAACTAAAAATACTACCAACTCCTATGGGACTCTTAGTTAAAACAATGCTTGAAAGCAATGTTAAACTAGGCGTCTCATCTAGGGGCTCTGGTAATGTATCCGAAAGCGGTAACGGAGAAGTTTCCGACTTTGAAATTATCACTGTGGATGTTGTGGCTCAGCCATCAGCACCCGGTGCATATCCAACTCCAGTATACGAGCATTTAATGAACGCACGGGGTGGGATGAAGGCTTACGAATTAGCACAGGCAACAAAGCACGATCCAAAGGCACAAAAATATTTAAAAGAATCTCTGATTAATATAATCAGTAGACTCCAATAAAAGGAGAACATAAACATGTTGGATGCACTAAAAACACTTTTTGAAAACGATGTCGTTTCAGAGGATGTGCGCCGGGAACTTGAAGAAGCGTGGGACGCAAAGATTAAAGAAAATCGTCTTGCTGCCACAGCTGAACTCCGTGAAGAATTTGCTCAGAAGTATGAACACGATAAAACTACTATGGTAGAAGCTATCGATAGTTTAATTACTGAGCGATTATCAGAAGAGCTAACTGAATTTGCACAAGACCGCAAGCAGTTATCTAAAGCTAAAGCAAAGTATGCAGTAGCAATGCGTGAAAACGCAGGGGTACTTAAAGGCTTTGTTATGGAAGCACTTAAAAAAGAAGTGTCTGAACTACACGAAGAACAAAAGGCAATGGCTAGCAACTTTTCAAAACTTGAAGAGTTTATAGTCGACGCACTAGCCAACGAAATATCTGAGTTTTACGAAGATAAAAAAGATTTAGCTGAAACTAAGGTACGCCTTATTAAGAACGCTAAGGTACACTTGAATACGGTCAAAGAAAACTTTATTCAAAGAAGTGCAAAAGCAGTATCTACTACAGTTGATAAAGCCTTACGCGGCGAAATTCATCAACTTAAAGAAGATATTGACACTGCACGTAAAAATGATTTTGGACGTAAATTGTTTGAAGCGTTTGCAAATGAATATCAAGGAAGTTATTTAAATGAGAAATCAGAAACTTCTAAGCTATTGAAAGTTGTAAATACTAAAGATAAGCAGTTAGCCGAAGCAAAA